CGATGTCTATGAGGTGATGAAGGATATGCCTACCGAAGCCGCCGAAAAGGTGCTGGAGAGTCATGAGTTCATCGTTCCTATCCCACGGATCGACGAGGTGCATGGCGTCCCTCTTCCCAAGCTCGTGGAGGGCTCTCCAGTCGTGCTGATGACGGAGGGGTACGACGAGGAGCTTCGGGTCTGGAGTTTTAATTTATGAGTGCGCTTTACGACTCTCTGCTTCTGGCATCTGTCGCCTGTTTTTTGCTGGCGATCGTCGGACGACTCTTTGCCATCTATGGGTTCCCTCACGCTTTTCTGGGCCGTTGTAAAAACTGGTTCCGCAATCGCTGGTATCGCCTCACGCGATGCCGCCTCGGTTGCCGGACTTCTGATCTTACGACTCAGCGCCTGGAGAAGCACTCCGCCGAAGTGCCGATCGTTTATTTCACCATGGAGGGTCAGCAGTCAGGAACAGCCCTCTGCACAAGGCATGACCGTAGGGTGCGCTGCCAATTCTGCGGTCGCCTACATTATCACGCCACCAAAATCTACTCACCAATCAACAACTAACCCAATGCTAACAATGAAATCAGGAATAGAACTCATTGCCGAGGAACGCCTCCGGCAAATCTCTCAAGAGAGATACACGCCGGAGCATGATGACAGCCATGCCGACGATGAACTCGTTTTTGCCGCAATAGCCTACCTCGAAGTTGCTTCCGGTGAATTTCCTTCTGTAGCAGTGCTCCAGTGGCCGTGGGATACGACGAGTTTTAAGCCGGATCAATTTGGGACGAAAAATTTGGCGAAGGCTGGTGCCTTGATCGCTTCGGAGATTGATCGTCGGCGGCGTTTGCAGGTGAAGGAGGTGGCGTCATGAGTCTAAAAACTGTCACTTTCAAGGCGTCGATCAGCGCCTCCACTTATGATCACTACACTGCCCGTGTGCTGGTCGCTGCCGAACTCCGCCATATCGCCGATCAAATCGAGGAGGGGTCGTGCGTGGGTGAATCCGGCACTGCCGCCGTCGCTGATCATCTCTCGTGGGAGATCAATGATCCATGGGAGGGGATGGTCTCCATCGTGGAGCGCCGCAAGAAGATGGCTCCTCATAACCCGCACAGCATCCCTGTCTCTCGCAGGAATCTGGATTGTATCGGCGGTGAGGGTGGTAAGGCTGCTACGGAGGTAATCAAGCCATGAGTGATCTCATTATGGTTGGTTGGACGGATGGGGGTACGGGGATCACCAACTTCGACCCAAAGGAGCTGCCTCTCTATGAGGCGGCTCTGGAGGAGACCAAGGATGAAGATCTGATCCTGGTTTCAAGGCCCTTTGGCCGGTTCTGCATTCCCTCCGATTACTCTCTTCATTTCAAAAGGGGCAGAGAGAAAGACCTCTCTGATTTCTGGAAAGTTTTCGATCGGATCCAACAGCAAAAACTAACAACTAAATAACTATCATTATGAAATCAATAACACCAGCGGCACTCGTAGCCGCCGCCATCGGCGATTTCGGAAACTTCATGGTAGCCTCCACGCCGGGAGGTATCGAGACCCAGGAGCGAAGCGGGCAAATTGAGCAGTCTTTCAAGGAAACTCTGCCTGTGGATATGGGGGAGCACCGAACGCAATTTGAGGCTCTCGGGTTCGTCTTTGGAGAATCTGAAGGTATCTTTATTGAGGCTAAGTTTCCGAAGGGATGGAGGAAAAAGCCGACTGAGCACTCGATGTGGACTGATATTGTGGATGATCAGGGTCGCAAGCGGGGAGGTATCTTCTATAAAGCGGCCTTCTACGATTGCCGATCTGCCGCTCATCTTGAAACCCGATTCAGCGTTAGGGATAACTATGGAAATCAGGAAAGAGTGGTCTCTGTCGTCGATGTCAGTGGCAAGGTGGAGAAGAAAATTACCGGGCTGCTGGCACCGGACTGGGATGATCATGCGGAAGGGCTTCGGCGCGTCGAGAAGTGCGAACAGGCGCGCCGGGAGCTGACGGCATGGCTGGACGAGAATTATCCGGAGTGGCGGTCGCCGCTCGCGTACTGGGAGGAGTAAAGAAGCAATCTAATAATATCATTATGAAACTACTGCTGCTCAAAATTCTCAATTCAAAGGCTGCTTCGATTCTCTGGGTCTGTTTTGCCGTCTTAATCATCGCTCTCGTTGCCGCATGTGAGGTGATCAAGACTATCGCTTTTTGGAAATACCTCACTCACTGACTAATAACATTACTATGAGCGAGCCAAATAAGCAATGGTATGTCGGATCACAGAATGATGCACTTTTCATCATTAATACCCCTCCACGCCCCTCAAATGATGATGCGCGGCATGATCGCCCCGATGGTCCCACGGTAGTCCTGTCTGTACATGGGTTGGATCCGGAGAAGGTACAACAGATCGTCGATGCCCATAACGATGGTGTGCAAGAGCTTTTACTGCAACTGGATCAGCATTCCAGGGTTATCAAGTCTCAGTCAGATCGCCTCAATCATATTGCCGAGCTTCTGAAGGATGTGGAGCCCATGGATGGCTTCCCTCTCAGTATCGGGAGTAAGATAAATTTGTTGTTTCTGCGGTTGGCGGATGAGCAACGGAAGGTAAGGGAGGTCGAGCGCAGTGAGGCTGATGTACGCCAGATCCTGACAATCACTTCTGATGAGTTATCACTGACTGGGAAGGCGCTCGCTAGTGAGGGGGAGAAGGTGAAGGAACTTGAAGGTAGCCGAGATAAAGCGGTCAAGTCCGTCCTTGATCTGATTGGCGCGATCGAGACAATCCGGATGGATCGCACACACTCCGCTGACGGGGATGTCTATGTCCTGCAGACTCAGGAATGGGGCGAGTGGATTCTGGGAGAGGCGAAGGCTGCTCGCCTGATCGTTGCCCCTCTTCAATCCATGGCTGTCCTGAAGGTTGAAAAGGAGGTGCAGGAATGAACGCGGAATCCATTCAAGAGATCAACCGCGCCATTGCCGAGGCGTGCGGGTGGCGACCATCAAGAAGTAGATTCCAAGGATTTCCACCAAACAAACCCGACTCAACTCTGCTTTATGATGCAGAGTATTACCCAGGATATTGGGAAAACCTACACGCATGCTGCGAGTTTGAATCAAAGAACCCATTTCTTTATTCAACAGCCTTGAGGGAAATTCTGGAAAATCATGTTGGGAAAACTGAGTGGGATGGAGGAAATAAAAAGGCCTTTTATTTCATCACAGCAACAGCCCCTCAACGCTGCGAGGCTTTCTTGAAAACCCTCGGGCTCTGGAGGGAGGAATGGAAATGACCCTCCTTCTTACCATCCTCCTCCTAGCCGCGCCTTCGCCAAAGGTAAAACCGACCGCTACGCCGAAGCAAAGCCACTCGGTAAAAATCCCAACTCCTATTCCTACGCCCGTTCCGACTCCCACACCGAAGCCAACTCCAACTCCTAAAAACATCTTAATTGAGCAAGTCTGCCCTCCGGGAAATCCTACGCCTGCCACGAGTCGGCTTACTCCATTTTCTGCTTAATAACTAACAATCCGCTAAAATGATAAAGTGTAACTACTGTGGTAAATATAAACCATCTCATGGCGGAGAGTATATTTCCGTTTTTCATCCTAAGTGCCATTGTCGAATCGTTGAGGTTGCGGCGGATTCAGCATCAGACAACAGCTTCTTGATTAATGCGATAGTGGCTACAGAAATAGCTCAACTCCAAACTGATACCTCATGTATTCACACTGATTCCGAAATCGGGATGACAATGGGAGATGCGACCTTAAAGCAGCTTCCAGATGGCACCTGGGAGGCTACGGCTCCTATTGGATCGATCTTCGGCTCTGAGGTGCAGGGAGAATGCCGTGGTCAAGGCGCTACCCAAGAGGATGCTCTGGCTGAACTGGCCAGAGATAGGAAGAACCTGAATGATTCTCTCTGGTTTTAATTCAATAATTCTATGCCACTTAAAACCCATTGGATGCCGCTACAAGATTTCAACCCTCCACTCAATACAAGCACCTAACAACAAAATAAAATGCAACAATACAATACAAACATCCGTAACAATGTCCTTCAGTGGACTAAGGAAGAGAAGGCTATCTCGGAAGCGCATGAACTCGTCGAGCATATGGGAGCGTCTGGCCATCTGACCAATGCTTCTATCCTGCTCATGGCGGCTCGTCAGGCTGTCGCCCATCACATTATGGATCAGCCGGATGTGAGTGTGGGTCATCAAGGGAAGCCGAGGGATATTTACGAGGTGAAGTTCGGCGACATCTACAAAAACGGGGAGTTTTTTTCCGAGTTCCACGAGGACAGTCATGGAGTAGAAATCACTTGCGACGAACTCAACCGTCTAGCGGGAGGTGAGGGATGAGCGGGGAAGCCGTTAAAATTGACGAGCGCTTAATCGATCGGATCGGTGTGCGTGAATGGGGACTCCCTTCAATCTGCATGCCTGGGAAAATGTGGCGCAGTGAGATTAACGGAACGATTTCCTGCATGGTGCCGCACGAGGATGCCAGCAAGGTTAAGATCGAGACGCGGCCGCTCGTGATAATTCCGGCTGGATGCGAGATGAGCTGGCTTCCTGACTCGTGGAGGGCTGCGCTATGGGAGTATGTCAAGGCGTGGCCTAACTCCGGGTGCGGCTATGGCCCGTTCCTGGCGATCACTGAAGAAGAGCGCTGTGACTTTATCCGCAAATGGGCAAAGGAGTTGGTGGAGTCGGATAATATCGGCTGCCTAGGAACAGCAAACGACATCGGAGAGTTCGCTGCGTATGGCTATGAGCTTGCTGGAGGTTCCCGATGAAGTCCTCTCATCTCCATATTCTCCAACACAGTCTTGGAGTCGATCAGTACGGCCGTGGACCGCAATACCGCAATCACTTTGTCACGGGAGGCAGATGTGAGGACTTCCTGTTATGCAAGGAGCTTGTGGAAATGGGTTTGATGGTCGAGCAGGGGGTTGCTGTCATCCCTGAAGCAGATCACTGTTTTATTGTCACTTATGACGGAAAAAAGGCCATGGCTGATGGCTCTCCGCCTGCTCCTAAGCTCTCACGCTCTGCGCTCCGGTATCGTGAGTTCCTCAGTGAAGATTCCGGAATGTCCTTCGGGGAATGGCTGCGGGCTCAGAAGCACTGGAAGCGCTATTTGAAAGATCGGGAAGCGATGGCATGAGTGACAATTACCCTCAATTCTGTCCTCTCTGTGGTTCTCGTCGGAAGGATCTGCCTGTCCCCGTCTATGAGTGTGGCTCGCATGATGATCCTCAATATATGCGTGTCGTGGTGACGGAGGAGTGTCAGCGGCGACAAGATCTCCTTGAGATGGCGATTGTGTCGGCTGCATTCGAGCAGTTTCGTTATTTCGCTACTCAGTATTTCGCCCAACGCGGCGCTGTCCGCACCCGAGGGTGGCCTGAAACTCCTTTTCCGGATGTGGGCTTCTATGCAGTCGATGTGGACGCTCCCACTGCTCACTTTCCAATTCTCCGTTATATCAATCAACCCAAGTAAGTCGTTAGTCAAAACCCAACCAAATCAACTATTATGAATGTAATAACCGAAGGTCACAAATACAAGCTCGCCCAGTTTGAAGGATCCGATCCTCAAACTCTCCAGTTCATCGAGAAGGCTCCGATCGCTGTGGGTGCCACTGAGTTCTTCACGGTCAATGATGGTACTACCAATGAGGAGGTTTTGGCGGTCTTAATTGACCGTCTGAATTATCTGCAAAGGAAGTTCCCTTGCCGTGAAAATACCATCGTGATCACGAAACTGGAGGAGTCGCTGATGTGGCTGAATAAGCGCACTTCCGACCGTCTCGCCCGCAATGTCGAAGGTAAGCAACTGGCCTGATGAACTTTATTTATCAACGTGTCTCCGAACACTGCTGCTCTCCCTGGTGGATGGAGTCGTGCTATCACGATTATGCCACCAGGGAGAATGTCATGGTCGCCTGGCCGCTCGGGATCTTCGTGAAGCTGACTTATGGCCTGTGGCTTGCCCTACAGATTGGCGGCCGTAAGAAGACTTGGATCGATCGGATGCTGGAGGATCGCTATCGCCGAGATTATGAGGAGCTTGAGAATCTCCGGAGCCGATGCCGTAGTTCATGGATGGCTGATAATGCCATCCTGGCGCTGGAGGGGCAACTGAAGCGGGCTGTCGCCGTTGCTGAGGAGTTGAAAGAGATTGGGTTGCCTCTCTCTGATCGCTGCTTAGAATGGAGTGCAGAACTCGAAAAGCTCAGTCAATTAAAGAAGGAGGCAGGGTTATGAGCGGGCAATTCGTACTTTGGGGGCGCTCCGCTGGGAAGTCTCTCTCTAGGGAGGATCTAGAGAAGATGCTCTCGGTACTGATCGTCAGAACCGAATGTGCTCCACCTGACACGATCATTATCAGTGATCAATACTCTCCCGAGGAGAAGCAGAAGATTCTAATTCACGCTCAGGAGCTCGGCATGACTATTAATCAACCAAAAAAAGGAGGAGGGAGATGATCACTATCACTTATAAGGATCTCGAAAAAGCAGTTCGTGATTGCAGGGATAAAATCACTTCGGATGGTGGAAATCCTCCAGATGGATATGATCCGACGGACGAGAGGGTATTCAAGGTTGCGGACGCCTGCTGGTTCGACGGCATGGATCGCATGGGCCGTGCCATCCTGTCGTGGGCAGAAGATCAACCTGATTGGATGCAACACTTAAAAGATGAAGCTGGTGTATGCCAGTTTCAGTTCTCGCGGGTCATGGCAGGCGATAGTTTCAGGAGGCTGAATGACGGGGATCGGGAGATTCTGGTTAAAATATTCGATTGGATTTGCTCCCTGAATGCGCAGTCCGCCGCACCTGCAGTTTCACTCCCTGAAGGGATGCAGCCCGGGCCGTTCTCTCATGAGGTCGCTCATGTCGATGGGCTGGCTGAGGTGCTAGAGCAAAATCAGGAGATCGACTGGATGTATGGGGATATTGCGGTTGCTGCTCGTGATATTCATCTGGCGAGCTCGTTAGTGGGGGAGCCGGTAGTACAGAAGGGAGGGTTTCTGAGGATTCTGGGTCCATCTTTGGTGTATGAAAAACCTTACCTTGCCAGAGTGCTGCTCGATGAGCCTACTCTGTATAATTTTGCTGTAAATCGCGAGGATTTGCGCCCTTTGCCATCTCGTCGCTATACTTGCGTGTGCTGTGGTCAGAGGTGTTGGCGGTCTAATTCCCTTGAAGATCGGTTACTCGCTCCTTGCTGTCCTGCGTGTGAGGATCTTGCGGGTAATATAGAGCGCCATGAGGCACTAGCCGCAGAGGGTCGCGCTGTTCGCGAAAAGCTCAACTCTCTGTCTTCTCTCTGATTTCTTAAGATGAAAATACCTAAATTTGTCAGTGTAGAAACCGAGATCGAGGTGGATATCTGCGCGGCGATCATCGCATCCATTCTGGCTGAGGAGCCTGTCGGATCCCGTCAGGGCGTCGTGTGTATCAATAACTTCGCCGCTGTTCTCAAGGGATTCTCTCCGGAGATGATCGATCAGATTGGCCTTCCTGCCAGGAAGGTGATCGCTGATTTTTTCAGAGAGCAGGCGATCCGATTCTCTCCAGACGGGTGAGTCGCCTTGTGCGGCCGCTTGCGGCGTACTTGCGGTTTATCTGTATTACTTTGTCCTTCACTAATCTGTTTTCCTTTCACCTTTTGTTTGTCTCTTCGATTTTTTTATGATCACTTGCCCTTATCACGAGTGGGATCTTCCCGCCTCAACTCTCTATCTCCGCCGCTTGCTATCAGAGTTTCCCTTCGCCGATCGCAAGGAGGATGGTACTTCCCGGTCGATGGCGGTCCAGGTGGCCGCAATGCTGTCGCAGTTCTGTGTCTCGATGTTCCCAGCCGGTGCCTCCCGTATGGGCATTATTTATAATGCCAATTCTCAACGCTCTGGTAAGTCTCTCCTGGCCAAGATCGCCATTACGCCAATTCACGGGATTTTTATGCCCTCGACCTGGAAGGGGAATGAGGAGGAACTCAATAAGGTGATCGACTCGGCCGCGCTCTCGGGCTGTACCTATATTTGCTTCGATAATGTGCGAGGCTATCTTGCCTCGCAGACGCTGGAGGCGATCATGACCGCTCCCTCGTGGACTGGGCGTATTCTCGGAAAGACGGAGATGTTCACCGCTCCCAATCGGATGACGCTCTTTGTCACTGGCAATGACTGCACTCTATCACCCGATCTGGAACACCGCACGCTGCGCTGTGATCTGTTTGTTCCAGAGGGTGATGTTCAGGAACGGTCGCCTTCGTTCGTGATCGATGATACTTGGCTGATCGAGCGGGAGAATCGCGTCGATATTCTCTCTGCTCTTTGGGGTGTGGTTCGGGCGTGGGATGCAGCGGGTCGTCCGGATGCCTCGTCGCTGGGGATCAAGCCAAGGCTGGGATTTGAGCGATGGGGTGAGTTGTTGGGGGGTATTGTGTCGTTTGCAGGCTTCGGGAATTGTCTCGAACATGCCCCTTCTGACACGGCCGGAGGCTCTGAGATGCGCAATATCCGCAATCTGATCACGGCTCTCTGTGAGCTTGCGATCCATGATCACCAGGAGTTCACGTTTCAGTCTGTCGTGAACGCTGCCAATGACAATGATGTGTTCGAGTATATGATGGACGGCCGGAGGTCTGATGGGGATTTCGTACTCACGGCCAAGGCTCGCAGCCGCTTCGGCCTTACCCTGGGGCGCTATGCGCCGAATATAGATGTTACTGGCGTACCACGAAGCTATGTAATAAACGGCAAGAAGGTGATGTTCGGAACGACTAAACAGGGGAAAAACAAGCGGTATTTTATCACGCAAGAGGCTGGCACCTGCGAGTAGTCTGGTTGGTTCATTTTGAAATGAAAATATGGGTTGTAGGGTCGATTTCCCTGCAACCCATTGGTTTTTGGTCGCTTTTTTTAGGTAATTCGCCTTTTTGCTCTAAGATAAGTCAATGGATGCGAGGATTTTGCGCAATCGGAATGGGTCATCGGGGGTACGATTACGAGAAACGGGCAACCTTGTCCTTTGCAATTCGTTGGTTTTGCGCCTCTTGTGATTGCTCTGGATTGGTCATTAGGGGTCATCGGGGGTTAAACGGTGCATATAAAAAAATCCAAAGAAATGAATTTAAGGGCAAAATAATATACAGTCGCTCATTTAACCCATGATGACCCATGCTACCATGTCGAGACACCAACCAAGGCGGTGATCTCCATCGCTTTGCAACGAGGAGGGGTTATGGGAAGGGTGTGATTTGAACCTCGTCGCGTGTCACCAAATAGAAATGTTACCACCACGGTGGTTAAAGGAATCTCTTTTTTACAGGTTTTTAAGAGGTTTCCCGAAGGGTACATTCATGTTCTCCTGTAAGTTTCCAATAAGTTGACAGGTTACACATGGGTGTGTGGACACTGGAATCGTCAATCAGATCGCGGCTGCCTGGGGAACTTCCCGAGCCTACGTCTATAAATTGGGAAAAAAGGGCTGTCCGATCCAGATCCCCGAAGACTCCTCTGTTGAGGAGCTGATTAAGACCGCAACAGAGTGGCGCATCGCCAACTCCCGTCATGGAGTCGGATACCGGTCAAAAAAATCGAACAATCCACCCACTGAGGGTGCCGGGACAGAGAACGAGGAAATACAACCGTCTGGACCAGTGTGGCCGCCACCTAAAGCCAGAAAGAAGGTTAAGGTTGATACGATTGAGCGAAGTCTCGACCAGGCGATTGCGATCGAACGCCAGTGTGCTGAGGAGGTTGAGCGCCTGAGTAACGATCCTGGCAAGCTTGTCACCGCTATCAATGCCTACAACAAGGCTCAAAACAACCGCATGGACACTGAAAAGCGTGTTCTGGAGCTTCTTGAGAAGCGCGGCCAACTCATTTCTCTCCCCGCTGCCCAACAAATCATTACCCGTGTCTGGGTTCCTTTCCTGATGCGACTCCGCGCGTGCCCACGCAATGCTGCCCAAAAAGCCAACCCTCAAGACGATGTTCTCGCCGAAGAGGCTATAAGGTTGGAAATAGAGGCTGCCATTGAAGAAGGGCAGAAGGAGTATGCCAAGGCAATGTGACGCGCCAGAGGCGCTCCAGGCCGTTGAAAAGGCCATGTGGCATGTCTTGGCTCCTACGCCGAGTCGGCCTGTATGGCAGTTCTTGGAGGATCATGCCTACCTGACCGAGACGCAAAGTTCCTCGCCGGGGCAGTTTAGGACGACTTCGCGGCCCTACATGAGGGAACCGCTTGATTGCTTCCGGGATAAACGCATTACGGATCTGGCGCTCTGTTTTGGTACTCAGACAGGGAAAACCACAATCGTGATCGGTGGGGCGGCCTGGAAACTCTGTAACGATCCCATGAACGCGCTGTGGGTGATGCCAAACACTGACCTGGCATCGTCGTTTTCTAAATCCCGCTGGATCCCCTTCATTGATTCGATTGATCCGCTTCAGAAGCAGAAATCAACCGATCGGAAGCTTTTTGCCACACTGGAGCAACATTTTTCCCGAGCGATCCTGAATTTTGTTGGATCCAACTCCCCGGCCAACGTGTCCTCCCGTCCCGCAGGGCTGCTTCTAGTCGATGAAACTGACAAACTGGGGCAGAAGACGGAAAAGGAGGCAGGGGCACTCCAGAACGCCGAAGAGCGCTCTAAAACCTTCCCCTACCCACTTAGGGTTAAGACCAGTACGCCCACCACGGTTCATGGCGATATTTGGCAGGAATTTCTCCGGGGGGATCAGCGGTACTTCTTCGTCCCCTGTCCTCATCCTAACTGCGGAAAGAAAATTCAACTCAAGTGGGGTCAGGTAAGGTGGTGGGAGCACGATGCCTCGGAGAGTAAAACAAACGGGGACTGGGATGAGGAGAAGGTGCGTAAAAATACCTACTACCGCTGCCAGGAGTGCGAAGGGAAGATCTACGACCATCAAAAGGAAATGTTGTTGGCTGGTGGTGAATGGATCCCGACGAATCCTAACTCACTTATTGGCCGCAGGAGCTACCATTTGAACAGTCTCTACGCGCCGCTGAAGGAGTGTAACTGGGGTCTATTGGCCGTGAAGTGGATCCAGAGCAAAACGAGCCTCACTCGGCGGCAGGCGTTCATTAACTCAACACTGGCGGAGCCTTACGACGACGAGCGTTCTGTCGATGACGATCCGATTAATACGGTGATCTACACTACCTCAGATCTTCCCACTGATCGGATTCCGATCATGACGGTCGATGTGCAGGAGAATCATTTTTGGACCATCATCCGCGACTGGAGCAATCCGAAGCTTCCAGGTGGTCAGCAGAGTTGGCTGATGCATGAGGGGCGCATCGAGACTCCTGAGGAATTGGAAGCTCTCCAGGCCAAGTATGGCGTGGAGGCGAAGCGTGTAGGTCTCGACATGGCTCACCGTCCAAACAAGGTCGGGGCGCTTCTGGTAAAAAACGGATGGCGTGGACTCTGGGGTAGCGACAAGGCGGGATTTATTCACTCCCTTGGAAATGGGAACAAGGTTATCAAAGAATACTCACCGGTCCAATACCGTGATCCTCACTTGGGAACGGTTCATCAGAGCGAACAGAACAACAAGGCGATGTTCGTCTATTGGGCAAACGATCGGATCAAGGATCGTCTGGAAGTGCTTCGATACGAAGATCCGCCGCGCTGGCATGTGCATAACAACATCTCGAAGGATTACGTCCATCAGATGAATAGTGAGCGGCGGGAGGTGAAGACCTATCGCATGACTGGCCGCAAGGCGTATTACTGGAAGCGGATTCGGAAGGCGAATCACCTCTTTGACTGCGAATCAATGCAGATTGTGATGGGGCTGATCGGGGGTGTTATTCATGACGACGCGGATCACGCCGCCTCCCAACAGGCATTCAAGCTGGACGATCAGAAGGCATGATTTTTTTGATAAGAGCGGTGTGATCGTCGAATCCGGACCCCTTAACCCATGCGATTTTTCCTCTCGTGCTGCGTGGGAGAAGGATGATGCGCTCTGGTGAGATGAGCTTTTTTATCAGTGCTTTCTGTGCCGGGCTTGCCTTTGGGATAAAAAATGTCCCGGTTGGTTTCATGGGCTGATCGCACCAATCAGAGATCTCACTCATGGTTTTTGCGTGAAGGGAATATAGGGTTTATCACAGCAGCAGCCTGGGGCGTCTCGGTATGCTGATCCGCACCCGCAGAGGCCAAGTTTTAGCCATTCGGTGTAAGTCATAATAATAGGATTTCCCTTATTCTCTTCATTGAATTTTCGGAGCTTCGCCTGATGCTCTATATGTTTTTCAAGTTCGGTGCTCATGCCTTTGGTGTGGATGGGAAAAAGTGCTCACCGAGGTGATAGACTCCCTCGATGAACATCTCGCCGAAATGGCGGTATCCGACCATGCCGAGCGGGATAGCTGTGGTGACCAAGGTGGCACCGAGGAAGAGGAGTTTATTATCTCCCTTGGGTGGTAGCACCACGGTATCCACGGCAACAGTGACGGCGCGGGGCTTGGATTTTGTGTGTCGGGGTTTTCGAGGGGTGGTTGTTTTCATTTTTGATGGGGCTGATTGGCGAGATGGGTCTCGGCTAGGGAAATCTCATCCATGGCCCTGTTAAGAGCCTCGCGTGTTTTGGGATCGAGATTGCGCGCCTGATCGGTGATGGAGGAAATAGCTTCCTTTGCTCTGTCGATCTGGTGGTTCGCGGCAATTCGATCTAGTCTGGATATGGGTATCATTGTTCGGGCGGGTAGTAGCAGAAGCCGGTGCGGATGGCGGCGAGCTCGGGGTAGTATTTCCAGCACTTACCTTCGGCGATAATGAAGTGAGTGGCGGCGATGGTGTCTGGAGACGCGCCGTTGTATTTGGCGACCTCGCCTTCCATCCAGCTTACGATCTCGGGATGGAGCGGGAGCTTTCCATCTGCGATCGCCTCGCTAAGGGCGTCTTTTACGGAAAAAGGTATCGCAACCTCAGTGATCTCCTTTGGAGCCTCTCCGGCCAATCTTGGAGCCGGATCATTGCTTAGAATAGATCGTTCCAGATCTCGGCTGATCGCCTCTGGAGATTTATTGGTCTTGCCGGTGAGTTCATCCAGGATGATTCCGGATTCGAGTTCGGCGGGGGATTGCTCGGGAGGGTGTTCGTCGTTGGGCATGGAGGGCGGTGGCGTCCATCCTAGCGCGATGAGGGCGTTTCTAACAGCCTGATCCTTGGCGGTGCAATAGTGTTTCATGAACTTCTCTCCTGCTCGTCCTTCGAGGATCTCAATCTCGCCCTTTTCGCGGTCGATTGTTGTGTGGAAGATGATTTTTGGGAGGAAGGGTGTTTGGGGTTGGTTCATGAGTGAGTGAAGGTGGTGGTCTTCTTTTTAGTTTCGTATGCGATTCCGGAGCACATCAGCAGTATCTGAGCGCCGAGTTTTTTATCTGCCTTGTTCTTGCCATTCAGGGCCATTTCCTTTGCTTGAAGCACTAGGTCTCCCCAAGCTCCGTGACGCTCTGAAAAGGAGGGAATTTGATCACAGGCGCGCCGTGCCGTTTGTTCGACGCTGGTGCGATCTTCGATAAAATCGTCGATGGAGAACGAGTTCATTTCAAAGATAGGGGAATAAGGCGTAAGAGATTCGATTTAAGGAATCTGAAATCCATCATCATCCAAGTTCCCATCTGGGAAAGCCCAAGTTCCCTCGCAATCGATTCGAAGATAGCGGAGACCTTGTTCTTTCATGGCGCGATGGAGGGATATGAAATACTCGCTGAATCCCGCTACTTTGAGTTCCTTGATGAAATTTTCAAACTCTTCATCCTCATGCTTTTGATAAATCAGGTATCCGTATTCGGATCTAAAGAGGCAATTTCCTTCTTCTTTATCAAGGAGGAGGGCGTCATTTTTGGTGATGTCTCCCGTGGAACATTCTCCGATCGTGTCGATTTGGGCGATGGTGGCTTTCATGATCGAGCACTCCATATTGTTCCTTCGTCTTCTGTGGTAATGGATCCATCGGGGTGGATGTCGCACGCGGCAACCCATTCTTCGAGTTCAAAATTCAGTTCATCGAACTGGCGATCTCCATCGAGAAACTCTTGCAAATGGGCAATGTGATCGGTGATCAATGCAAGCTGCGCTTCCTTCTCGGTGTCAAAGGTTCTGGGGATGGATTTCTTCCCTTGAAGACTCATCCAAGAGGATTTTACACCTCTCTCGGTGCGTTCAAGAATGATCCAAGTGTGGATCACGGGTCTTTCTGGATTCATTGTGTGTTGAGGGTTGGCAGAATAGGGGCGAATTATTTTTTAGTTTTCGATGGTCAGCAAGATGGTGCCAATGCCGGTGCCTTCGGATTGGAATTCCCCGGCCGGGATGGTCTCCCAGTGCGAGGAGAGGGGTTTGAGTTGCTCAAGCCGGTGGCGGGTGTCCATGCAGAGGGCTGCCAGGCGTCCACCTGGGCGGAGGAACTTGCGGGCATGGAGGATGTGGGCAATGTCGCTGCGCATGTGGAACGGGGGGTTCATGGCGATACAATCAAAGGTTTCAATGTCATCCTGGCTCATCGTTAGAAAGTTGCGCTGTTTAATGATGACGCCAGTGCGGTTCTGAACAAAGAGTTCCCCGGCGCACCGTGGTGCGATTTCGACCGCAGTGACTTCCGATGGCTTGTAGGGTGCGATGGCATCGAGAATCCGGCCAAGGCCCGCTGACGGCTCCAGAATACGCTCTCCGCCTGCGAGTCCGAGAAGGGCAACAAGTCGTGCGGCCAGTGAGATGGGCGTCTGGAAAAGCTGATAGGTGGAAACTGCCCTGGGGGCGGTGCCGTTCTCATGCCGGTTCCGGATCGTGTCGAAGCGACCGCGCAACTCCTCCTGCTCGTAACGGGCGGCGTCATTCTCCATCCGGAGTTCATGGAGGCGATGGAAAGGCGCGTCGAAGTGCGGCTTATTCATGATAGGCGAAGGCCGATCGTCGGTGATGATCATGCGGTGACGAGTTGAAGTGATGGTGTTTTGACCGCATCCCAGACGGCGGAGTGGAGTGGCTTTTGAGGCTTGTCGGTGAGGATGATGACGCGGGAGGGAACATGGTAGTGTCCATCGCCGCCGTCTCCACGGGTTCGGCGGACTTGGCAGACTTCTTGGCCATACTTGCTGCGGCCTTTATCGAGGGAGGTGTAGTGTAGTCCGCACTCATGTCCTCCTGGGAAGACTTGCCGGGTTCCTGCTGCACAATAAGAGCCTTTGGAGTTGGCGGAATAGGTCGCCTGGGTGGTTCGCAGGATGGTGGAAGGTTTGAATTCTCCGTCGCATCTTCCATGTCGCCGAATTTCACTTTCTTCCCATTCCTCTTTTTCGTGGGAATTCCAGAGAGACTGGAGGCGTTGGGCGTCCTCGTCGGTCGGGTTGATGAGAGGAATGGTTTCCGCTTTGGGTGCGGCGGCTTTTGCGGCTTTCCGCTTGGCAAGGAACTCGGCGAGTTCCTCCTCAGTCGGCGGCCGATAGACATCGGCCGCCAGGCGCTCGACTTCGATGGTATGGGAAAGAATCCTGCCGATGCCGTCGGGGAAGGGATTTCCATAGTGGTTGGTGAAGGATGGCTTGTTATCCTGCACGAGCACGGAGACAACGCGTCCGGTTTTGCTCGACTTATTGACCTTCTGGATCTGGCGACTTCCCAGGAATCCTCCCGGGATCATCTCCAGATTACCGGCGCGGCCGCCTTGGGCTTCGAGCATCTGATTCTCGTAGGCGATCCTCAATTTAAGATGGCGGATCGTGGTTGAAATACTGGTTGTTTCCCAGCCTTCGGAATCTGGCGCGTGATGCGTGCTCAAATAGTGGGCGGCATAGTCGGCGAGGGAAGGCGGGTTTTCTCCCTTTTGATGCTCAAAGTAGTAGGCGTGGGGAGCTTCGGGGTTACACGGATGGGCGTGTTTTCCATAACCAGCGATGATGTCGATGAGGTCTTTCTTGGCGCGATTTGCGTCTCCTCCGTAGGCGCGTGTGGCTGCGATGGCCGTGATAGCTCCTTCGGGATCTGCTGCAATTTCCTGCACTCTGAGAAAATGAGAAGCGTATTGCTCCTGGGTCTTTTCGGCTGCCCGCAGATCGGATTCCAGAACCTTGATGCGGCCCATGCGGACATCGGGTCGGGATTTGTAGAGGGCGTGGCTGATGACGGCCGCTGTACGGCGCGTCCAGTATTCGGCCTTGTCCCAAGCGTCGGTGGCGCGGGTTCCAATTCGGTCATGACGGGCCGCCGCTTTCTCTGCGCGCTTCTCGCTCTGGAAGCCGTGAGCGGTCGGTTGGCTTTCGTAGCGATCAGCGTGACCGATTGCCTCGTCCTGCCGCTTGTCGCGGTATCCTGCGAAGCGCTCGGCACGATCGGCGGCGCGTTCCTCCGGACCCATGTCCTCATCGTAGATAATGTCGGAGTAGGTCAGAGCGGTGTTCCTTCGTTCTGGTGTCCAAGTTGCGACAAAATCACCTCCTCCAGCTTCGCGTTGCTTGAAGAGGGCTTTCCATCCTTGGGATTTGAGTTTGAGGTACTCGTCGCGAGGAACCCGACCGATGTAGAGCCGGAGCTTATTATCCTCGGGTGAATAGGTGGCGTATTGTTCCATAAAGTGGGAAGGTAAAATGTGGGAAAGTGGAAAGGTCGAAGGTCAAAAGACGATGGACGAAGGGGTGTTAATCTTTGGCTTCCGGGAGCGCGTCGAAGCGCTTCCGGGATTTGATGGGTTGGGTGGTGATGCGGTCGAGGTGATCGCCGTCGAGGGTGAGGTGGCAGCCGAGCTTGTTGGCTCGTGCTGTGATCTGGCGCACCGGGAAGGATTCATTGATCGGCTTCACGGGAATGTGCAGGTAGCACGGAATGACGCGGTACTTGATGGGCATAAAAGGTGCGTGGGAACGCGGCTTAGTCATTCTCGCCACGGGCGAGAAGTCCGAGCGTCAACAGATGATCGGATGACTGATCCGGGAGGATCGGCAGACAAAAAAACCGCTCCGAAGAGCGGCTGTAAAAGGGGGTAGGGTGAAAGGTGGCGTTAGAGAGTCATGGGGATGAGTGGGGTGATGCTGACTTCTTCCATCACGGTGTCGCCTTCCAGGTCTTCTGTGAGGCGGTTGAGCAACAGAATGTGATTGTCCTTCACTTCGACGGTTTGATTGAGTCGTTCATCAAAGTCGTAAATCAGGTTGGATTCCGTGTGGTCGGGATCGTCTGGATCTGGCGTCACCACATTCAGAAAAACATGCCCGTCCTCGCCGGTCTCGTTTTCGGTATGGTGATAACGGACATAAGTTCCATCGACTTCGACGGCTGCTGCGCCAAAAAGGATCTCGATGGCGGCGGAGAGGGTGATGGTTTTCATGGTCTTACAATTTCGAGGCTGGGATGAGTGAACAGTCGGTGCATTTGTTGTCCTTGTGGAGCTGTTCGTCGGATTTTCCGCAGTCGATGCACTCGACTCCGTGTGCAAGGTAACTGTTGATGGCTGTGGTGAGTTCAATGCTGGCCTCGTCGGAGAGGTCGAGTTCCGACAGGATGGATTCCCTCATGGAGTCGTCATCAAGTGCAACGCGCGCAATCTCGGCAAGCTGTACGGACTGCTCGTCGTTGAAGGGTGAGTGGGCGAAGCCGTCGGATTTCTGTTCTGCGGTGACGCTGGCTCTCTCGATGATTTCTAAAATAGCTTCACAGTCTTCGGATGGGATATTTTCGCTCTCGCCTATGTAGTCCTCGATCTCATCGAGGGCGGTTCTGGAAAACCCAGAGGCCGATGTGACGCTGGCGCTTTTAACGGTGCAGAACTGGTCGAGTTGATGAGAGAATCCCATGTCCTCAGCGGCCTCTAGGGCCCGCTGGATGGCATCCTCGGCGGCGGTTTTCAAATCTGCATCCGTGAAAGGCATTTGCTCTGGATCATCGGGCGTGATCTCGATCTCAACGGGAATGATGAATTTCATGGATGACGGGGTAAAAAGTGGGAAAGTAAAAGGTCAGACAACAAATCGCTCGCCGTCCTCGGTGAATTCGTAGTCGTTGCACCTGATCGACTCGTCTATTTGTTCGTCGGCGTTATGGTATTCATACTCTTTTTCAAGGGTGCGATAGAGCCAGTCCATAAGATCCCAAAGGGCCTGTTGTGCCAGTTTGAATGCCGCCTCTTGGGCTGGCCACAAAGCTTCATTCTCCGCCAGATTGTTATCTTCGTTATCAAAGCATCGCTCCTCCATATTCACGGATTTTGCGAAGTAGTATCGGTAGTTATGGGTGATCTCGATGCTTAGGAAGGGCTGATCTTTCGCAGCTTTTTCGATTGCCTCGGCGATCCGGTGGAGATCCTCATCGAGGGGTGCAAATTCCCTCAGTTTTCCGGGCTGGACGGCACTCGCTCTCCATGTCCCCTCAAAGCAGGCTCCATCTCCCTGAGACCAAAATCCGCTCCACCAGATGCTCGGTTCCTGTCGGGTTTTTCCGTTACCAAGCCGGACTGAGTGAAAGGCGATGTCGATGCCTAGCAGTGGGGCGATCTGGCAGAGATCTTCAGTGACACTTTCGGAATAAAAGGTATCTCCCTCGCTGGATTTTCTCCACCAGTTCCGGGCGGTTTCCTTGGCGGCATCGGTGAGTTCATCAAACTCATAAACTTGGATTTCTACGGTTTTCATACGGGTTGTTCCTCCGGGGTGAACCAGCCGTGGTTTGCGGCTTCATAGACGCAGGGGGTGCCCTCAATGGTCTCGGTCAGTTCGTCCTCCAGGATGTCGAATTGCGTCAGATAGGTGATCAGGAGAGTCTCAAGCTGGTTGTGGTCCCAGTCGCGCACGGGCTTCTGCCAGAGCGGATCGTCCAGATCATTGGAGTAGAAGGAACAGAATCCGCTCCGGTGCGAGTGGCGGTCGAATATGACCGAGCGGAGGGTTTCCTCCTTGATGTTTTCAGCAATCCGTTCGATCTGCTCTACAGGGATCAGGACAAAGCAGATGTCAGTGGAAAAATTGTAAAACTTCGGGCTTTTCAGACTCTCCAGTTCCATCGGAATGCCGGTTTCACTGGAGAAAGCGGAGACCCATCCTTTGGTGATGGCCTCGGCGGCAAGTAACCAGGAGAAGCGTTTATCGACATCGCTCCAGTCCTGGCCGGTGGATTCCATCTCAGACTCGATTTCCTGATCCATCAGGCCATCCAGATAGGAATTGTAGAAGCCTGGGAACCAAGGGAGGACAACGAGGAGCTTGTCGGGATCTTTAGAAAGGTTGCTCATGCCACTCCTCCTTCGCAGACGCTGATGGCTGATTTTTCGAGGGCGTTGTAAAATGCTTCGGTGCAAGCCTCTTCCCATGCGGTACAGATCTCCTCCTGAAGATCCTGAACATCTTCGTCTTCGAGTTCCGTTTCGGTGAAGAGTTTTGCCATTAGTGATTGTGGAGTTTCATCACCAGCCCATTCCCCGCTGAGATTAGGGAGTTTGAAGGCATCTATTACCACAGGATCGCCGTCGCGGTAGCCATCAAGAAATTTCCTCGCAGCTTCCTTTTCTCCACGGGTGGCGCGACCTCCCCAGAGATCCTGAATATGCCATTCGGCGGCATTGACTCCGGCGGTGATTCCGTCATTTCTGGCCAAAATAAGCACGTCATTGGTGCGCGACTCGATTTTGGACGCTACCCAGTCATCGTATCCCAGCCGGGTGTCGTCGTTGGCTATTTCGTAGCGCCAGTCCAACTTTGGGAAGCTGGGATGCTCTTCAGTATCGGAGTAGTGAGGAATAGTGGGTGCGTCGGCGTAGCTCATGGTGTAGGGTGGTAGAGGGTGACGATTCGGACGGTTAGGGCCGTCAGGATGAATCCGAGCGCGCAAAGGAGTCGGATGAGGGCGTAGTGACGTTGAGTCATCGGATTTTCACCAGTTGGCCCATCTGAATGCTCCAGTAGTGGGAGAGATGGCCTCTGAGGGAATCAAGGGTGCGCTGGTTGCCGAGCGGCTTTCCAAGGCGCATTCCGTGAATGTCTCGCCAATACCGGTGCTCCTCTTTCGGACGGCTGAAATGCAGTGTGCCGAGACACCCTAGTCGGGCGAGGCGGTAGAGACGGTGGAAGGTTTCCCGTGAAAGGTTCATGGGTGGGCAATAAGTCGGGGATTACTTCTTTGCTGATGAGTCAACGGCTCCGCTTTTTCCGTCTGAGAAACCTGGCGGCACGGCGTTCTAGTTTGATCTGGTAGTCGTCGCGATCTCCCCAGGGCTCACACTCCTCCTTGGCGGAGTCCATGAGGTGCAAGGAAGGGTTCTGAATGGGTCTGATGGATGGCATATACATGGTAAAAAAATGTCGGATGGTTTGATCTAGGCACAAAAAAGCCGGGAGGATTTTCACCCTCCCGGCTTTTTCTTCTCCGGTGGAATTTTTAGGCTAGAGCGGTCATTGAATTTTTCAGGGAAGCGGACAGGGAAACGCTTTCCCCTATCTGGAGATATTCCCGGAGCGTTTGATATTGAACCCGGCGCGCTCCTTCCTCCAGTGGCTGCCTTGTGAGGATGGAAAGGGGATTTTTTCCGGCTGCGATATTTCGCACAATCTTTAGTTTCTCCTTCAGATTAAAGGATGCTTTCCGGCTTTGATCGTGCTTCGCTGATTGAAAAATTGCGCTTCGAAGTGTGCGCAATTGATCGGCCAGGCGAAGCCGTTCCGCTTGCCTCTTCTCCTCGTGATCGTGTGGAATGATGAGCTTGTGAGGGTGGAACTGTTGCACTTCGTCCAGGTTGTTTTCTCGTGAAACATCATGGTTGCCGCCGTTCATTCTTAGAAGGTCGCGCACTGCTCGGAAAATCTGGGCGATTCCTTCAGGCTGCTTGTGAATGCCTTGCGCCACCATAGCAAAGACGGTTTGCGCTGCGTCCTGTTTGTCCTGAAGGGAAAGGACGCGCTCGGGTCTCTGGTTTAATGACCGCTTGCGCGTGAATTTGCTCGCCTGCTGCTTCCCCTCTGGGAATTCGATTCGATGGATCACGGCGCTTGCCAGTCGAGCGCTTTCTTCGTCGGGCGCGTGAAGGTAGGAAGGGAGCGTTTCCGTGATTTCCTCCTCTTCTCTGTTTTTCAATCCGTCCACCTTGCGCTTTTTATGCGTCAAATTAGTGAATTGAATATGCGTTTTTACTGTGTTTGATTTAGTGCCTTTCATAGGGTTAAAGACTAAGGTTTATCTCTCACTTTATCAAGATCAAAAGATCATTATTCGATCACTTTCTCTCTATTATTAAGGGAATAACCCGTAAGAGATTCGACTCTTTCACTCTCTTTCATTCAATAATTTTTCTCTATAGATAGGGGAATAACCCGTAAGAGATTCTCGGTCTAGCAACGTCTAACAATGCAATCTTACAAGCAAACAATAAACATACTTATACATAATTATGTTTATGCGGTCGTCCGTTGTAATTAGGTGATCCTTTGATAAAACTAACCATGTTATTTTTATGCAGAGGAAGCTAAAGGGGAAGGCTGAAATCTAAAGGAGGATCGGCCATCGGCGATCTGATTCAGCTTTCAGCTTTCAGGTTTCATCCCTTATCGAATTCATCGGTTCGGTTGACTCCTGCCGTGTGGGTATGGCGAGCAACGAATGGATGGAAATCTACCGGTCTTACTCCGGGATTGAGTTGGCGAATGAAATAACTCTGCTGAAGAAGCAGGCCACGCTCTACACCGCCCAGACGCTCGGGGACAAGTCGCACACCAAGGATCTCCAACTCGTCACGAACCGCCTCCACGCCGCCACGCGCGTTCGCAATGAGGTTCGCTTCCGGGGTGCTCCTAATTTCGCCGCCCCTGATTTCAGCAACGGCATCGGTTGAGGCATCCGACCCCTTTTTGAGCTTATGAACTTCTTAGACCGCGCCATCGCTGCCGTTAATCCAGAAGCCGGTTTTCGCCGGGCGGCCTATCGGGAGCGCATGAAAATGTTCAGCTATGACGCCGCTTCTCCTGGGAGGAAACGCGGCTCCTCCGGGGGTGCCTCCAAGAACGGTTCCTCTGAGAATTTTCGCGCGGCCCGGGATCGTATCGACATCATGTGGGACTCGCGGGATGTGGTCAGGAATTTTGGCATCCTGAAAGGGATTGTCGCCAGGATCGTTCAATACACGGTCGATCAGGTTCAATATAATTCCCAGACCGGTGACGATCAGGTCGATGGCCAGTATCAAGATTTCTTAACAGAGTGGAGTGAGTCGGCCGACATCACTGGTCGCCACAGCCTGGCTGAACTCACCTGGATGGCCTTTTGGAGTGAATTGGTCGATGGAGACCACGGGTGGAACATGCTTGCCATGGATGGGGGTGATCCTCGCGCGATGCGAATCCAGCCGATCGAGGCGGACCGTATCGGCAATGTTCGCAACCCGGCTGAGACCAACATGGGTAATAAGGTTGGCGGTATCACGGTGGACGACAAGGGGAGCCCTCTCTCCTATGACATCTACAAGCGTGATCGGCTCACGACTCAATACAGCTTTGATCAGGCCGTTCCTGCCCTGCAATTCCTTCACTTCTTTGATCCGCAGCGTGTCGATCAGTATCGGGGGGTTTCTGCGCTGGCGACAGCGATCGCTCCTGCCCGGGATCTCTATGAGATCTATGAGTTTGAGAAGCAGGCTGCCAAATGGCAGATCGGCCATGCCGGATTTATCGAACAGGCTGATCCCTACAATCCCAACGATCCGAATGCTTGGAACGGTACGGCTCGTGGTGGTCGTGGAACTCCCGATACTACAGCGGGTGCTGGCCCTGGCATTATCGATATGGTGGCCGCAAAGGTCATCCGCCTCAACCAGGGGGACAAGGTGCAGTTTGCGCCTGGCACCAACCGGCCTAGCGGTGCTTTTATTTCGTTGGTTCAGACCATGATCAGGGAGATCTGTTCCGGTACGCAAAATGGCTACCCTTACGGCTTCCTTTATGACATTTCGGAGCTCGGTGGCCATGGAAGCCGCGTCGAGGTGGCTCAAGCCATGCGCGGTATCACGCGGAACCAGGCGCGGATTACCCGTCAGGGGCTCAATCATGTGCGCGACATCGTGTTGGGTGGTGCTATTGCTGCCGGACTTCTTCCTGCTCATCCTCTCTGGCGTTCCGGTCGCTGGTCGTTTGGCGGTACGCTAACGGGTGACTTTGGCAACGACACAACCGCCAAGATCGCAGAACTGAATGCCGGGATCGTCAATCTCTCGGATCTGATTTCCGACAAGGGCGGCAACTTCGAGCGCACGGTGCGCAAATCAGCCAGTGAAATCACCTACATGCAAAAGGTGGCTGCCGATACAGGGGTGCCTATCGAGCTCCTGACGGCGCGCCTTCCTGGTGCCTCGCAACTCCTTGCCGCCATGAATCAGCCGCCTCCTCCGCCTCCTGCGGGGCTTGTCGAGGCTGATATTGATGCCAAGCCGCTCCTGGAAATCCTGAAACAGGTAGGAGATGGCAAAATGGATCGGGAGAGTGGTGTCGCCGCGATCATCCAACTCTACGGAATCGCTCGATCTGAGGTGGAGAAAATGGTGCCTGACGCCGCACCCGCTTCAACTGCCACTCCAGTTCCTCCTAAAAAATGAAGCCGTCGCCTGCTCAGATCGAAGCCGGGAACTATGCAAAGAAGCATCTTCGGATCTGCGGGCTCGACCTCTCGATTGAAAACCGAAAAGGGAGTGTCCGGAGTGGTAAAGGCAAGGATGGCAAAGAATGGCGTATTAAAATGCCGGTCGATTATGGATACATCAAGGGAACGCTTGGCCCTGATGGCGACCATGTGGACGTTTTTGTCGGCCCTGATCGGGATCTCACGAATGAATCCCCTGTCTGGGTGGTGAATCAGAAAAAGGATGATGGGAAGACCTTCGATGAGCACAAAGTTCTCCTGGGATTTCCTGACATTGGGAGTGCCGTGGCGGCCTATCGGAATTCCTACGACATTCCGATGTTTGGCAATCTGGTGAAGATGTCGCTCCGGATGCTGAAGCTTCAGTTGCGCAATGGCAGACTGTGGCGACCGTTGAAAGAATTTGCAGGATTGCTTCCCAAAGGGTATTCCTTGCCAGAAGTCATTCATGAAAAACCCGCTGGTCCAACAATAGGACTCTATGAATATCCTAAGAAAACTCCTCGCTCGCCTGAATACAGTTCCTCAACCGGTTCTCAAGGCAATAACGACCTTTCCAAAGGAAAGTCCAATCGGGCAGCACCTCGAAAAAGAGAGGCAGGAGTTATCACCATCCCAAGGGAAGGATATTTTGCAGGGCAACTCCAGACCGGCGATGTCCCGGATGGTGAACTTCGAGTATTAGCTCACAATGCTCGTCGCGGAGTTCTCAAGCATGAGATTGTCCACAGCATTTTAGATCAGAAAAGGGGCGGCGTTCCCGACAGCGTGGCGGGATTTGCCAAAGAGGAGTTGGCTGCCCATAGCAAGCAATTCTTGGGAAAGAAATCCCCGCTTCTCGACAGGCCATTATCCAAACGGCTTGCCTCAGTAATCAGGGGCACTATTGCCAGCACGAAATTAGGAGTCAAAGCAAACGGGATTAAGAAATGGTTTGCGGATCCGTTGACGCGGGATCGAGTGGGTATGGCTCTGAAGACTTTCTCCGACCGAACTCCCTACTGCGATCCTCGGCAGTTTCCTGGTGAATCCGCTGCCCCTGTCTCTTCTGAGCGCCGCGATCTCCTCAAGAGCGGCATTATTGCTACGGGTGTCGCTGGTGGTGCCGGGCTTGCTGGGCTTGCTATGCGAGGATCTGTGAACAAGGCTCAAAAGGCAGATCTCCTCCGTGACGCTGTGAATAAGATCGTTGCTGCCCGCAAGGGGGCTAAGACCGCCGCACAAGCTGGCGCTGTCGCATCAGCCAAGGGTGCGCAGGATGCTTCCATTGAGGCTCAAAAGCTCCGCGTCTCCAGGATTCAGGGAGTCAAAAAAACAGATGCGCGTCTCGGTAAAGTGGGAAAATCCCTGGTCAAAAACGGGGCGCTCACTCCAGGCGAGGCCGCGACGGCTAAAACTGGATTTCGTTCTTCTCATGCTCGTTTGACCGGGTTCTCAGCCCGACTTCATCTTTTCGACGCCGCCGTGATCCGTGAGAAGCGTGACGGCCTCTCCAAGGCCAAGGATGCCGCTGTGCTGGCTGGTGGTCTCGGGGTGCTTGGTGCCTCCGCTTACGCTGGAATCAAGGCCCATGGAATCTCCAAGCTTGTGAAAGGGGAGATTCCCAAGGTATCCCGCGCGATCCGTCGCGCCGTGCCGCCAGTTGCCAAGAAAGCAAACGATCTTTTGGATGCCGGTAAGGCTGCTGCCGGTCAACTCCAAACCACGGCCAAGGAAGCCAATGAATCGGTTGGTCACTCCACGGCTGTCTATTCCGACATCGGAAAACTCTACAAACAGGCAAAAGGTGGCGTCTATAATCTTCTGCATCCGGTGAATACCGTCCGGGAGGTCAAATCGGCCTTCCGGGCGGGGTTGCGTGGCGAGGAAACCTACCCTACCAAGCCGCGCCCCAAGTGGGCGCTCTCCGCCAAGATAAAGACTCGTCTCAAGGAATTTGCTGATCGTTTGGAGACTTCCGAAGAGGGCGTTCCTTTAAATGGTCGGGTTGCGCACGATCGGTTTATCAAGCAGATCCATGAGGGTGATCTGGATCGTCGGGACCGCAATATCTCTCATGCTGGCGTTGCTGGTGCTCTGACTGGAGCGCTGGTGGCCAAGCCCGGCAAGCGTCTGATCGGCGCGGGTGCTGGTGCCGCTCTTGGTGGTGCCGGTGTGCTGGCAATCCGTGCCATCACGGATCGTCATCGCGACATCTACGGTGATCGTCCCCGGTGGGCGAAGGATGCTGAAACTCTTCCTGCTGTGGCAGGTGCTGGTGCTGCGTTGGGGATTATTGGAAAGCGGGTACTCGCGGGCAAGCGTCTGAGTCGCGTCATTCGCCTAAAAACCTTTGATCTTCCCGATGATGATCAGCCTCCGATGAACCCCGCGTTGAAAGCCGGGCTTACGGGTGCTGTCGCCGGGGGGGTGATGGGATCTCTTCCTGCGTTCAAAGTGGGATCCAAGCTCGCTCCTTCACTGGGATGGATTGGGGCTGGTGCGGCCGGGATGGGTGCGCTTGTCGGTGGTGGCACCTACATTGGCGATAAAATCCTCGGGCCTGCGAAGCCGAATGAAGGCGCTCCTTTTACCAAGCGTGCCGCCATTGGTGGTGCATTGCTTGGAACGGCGGCAGGTGCGGGTGCAGTCCTTGCTGCCAAGAAGATTCCCGCAGTCTCAAAGTTTATTGATGGCTACGCTGATTTTCGTCCTGTGAATTTCATCAAAAATGCCTCCCTGCCTGCTGCCACGGCGGCTGGTGCCGGGGTTGGTGCTCTAGTGGGTGCTGATAAGGCTGGTGATGAAGGACAGCAGGTTGATGCGCTCAATTCGATTCAGAATCAGAAAAAGACTTTTGGGCGGCAGGTGAGGGGATTGCTCAAAGAGTTTGGCTACTCTGATCAGAGCCGCCGTCAGGATGGGAAATTTCGCAATCCTGTGGCTGGTGCCTTCGGTGTGGATGATGACAACGGGGATGTCTCTGTGCGGCAGGTCGCGGGAGCATTTTACCGCAAAGGTCAAACCATTCACCGATGGACAGGGCGAGGCACCGGGGTTGTCTCCGATGCCGGAAGCGTGCTCTCAGGCCAGCCTCGTGATCGTGATGCCTCCGGGCGTCCGCGCAAGCGCGAGTGGGAGAAGGCATGGTTTAAGAATGCCCTCGGATCCGCTGCCGCCGGGGGTGCCCTCTTGGCTGGTGCCCATGTGACTAAGAACACCGCCTGGGGTCGCCGTGTGGTGCAGCCCAAACTCCGTGCTGCCAGCAACTGGGCGGCAGGGAAAGGCGTGAATCTTCTCTCGGCAAAAATGAAACCTGAATCACTCCATCTGCTCACTCGTCTTCATCTCCTTGACGAATGGGCTGAATATCATGGCTGGGATGTGCGCGATCCGCGTGGCCGTTCCGCTCGTGTCTTTGCTCCAGGATCTCGCCCTCGTACTCGTCGCGAGAAGGAATGGCACGAAAAGAAGGATAACCGCGAGGCGCTCCTCAAGGGTGCCGTCGTAGGTGCTGCCGCGCTCGGTGTGGCTGGAGGCTATGCCGGAACCCGGCTTGCTGGTGGCAAGTCGCTGATCCCATCTGCGGTCAAAGGGCTGTTAAAATCGAAGCCGCTAAGTGTCGCTGAAGCGGAGGCTCATCTTGCGGCTGCAAAATCTCGCGAACAAAAAGTCGTCAATGGTCCATGGCGGGGAACCAAACCGTTGACTCCGGAACAGTAACAAACACTCTATGAAAACATCCGCACCACTCCGTCGCCTCGTTGAGCTCTCGTCCCGCTGTGTCGGAAAAGAGCTTAATGTAAAAGTCGCACCAAAAACCGCCGTCGTCGCGCCAGGCGGACGCATCGCGATCAAAACTTTCCAGTCTCGCCATCGTCTTCGGGAACTCTCGCGCAAGATCGAGCTTGGGTTTAT